AAAGCCAGCCCAGAAGCTTATAATAAGATTACAGGGAAATAATGCATCCCATAGAAGCTGACATACGCAAGTGGTCTAACAACTTCCTTGAGATACCAAACGCAAAGCTAAATGGCTTACCGCCATGCCCATATGCAAAGCAAGCATGGCTAGACAAGAAAGTAACCTTTAGCATTAATACAGGGCTAGAGGGTTTAGTAAAAGAGGTCACTGACTTTGACCTACACACATTTGATATAGTTGTATGGGCCACACACTTACTGCCTGACATGGAATACCTAGATGGGTTCTGTGATGGCATGAACGAAGCATTGGCAGTAGCCAATAAAGATATGCACCTGATGGTGTTTCATCCAGACTATGATGCAGAAGAAGCAGGTCTGGACTTTTTAGTAGATGATGTAACGGATGAAAATTTAGAGTACTGCATGGTATTTGTGCAGAAACTATCTTTACTAGACGATGCATCATTAAGTTTAGAAAAGTCGGGATACTACCAGCACTTTCCTGATGATGTTTATGAATCACTTGTGCTGGACAGACGGAGACTTCGCAATGGCGGGTAAAGCAAAAGCAGCAAAGAAAATGATGCGTGGTGGTGTTGCCAAGAAGAAGATGCGTGGCGGTGGCATGGCTAAGATGGCACAGAAGAAAATGATGCGTGGCGGGATGGCTAAGAAAAAGATGATGCGTGGTGGCGCAGTAAAGAAGAAGTAATGAAGCGCACAGCAATTAAATACTTAGGATGGGCATTGCTCTATATGAGCAAGCCCTTTACCTACATAGGCAACTGGTTCTGGAAGCTACACCGCAAGGTGCTAGATTGGAATAATTAATGCCAGTACTAGGTCCAAGTAACTTTCATACCCACTCTACCTCATTGACCACTACCAATGACACTGATTGCTATGTTGTGCCTAATAACTTCTCATCGCATGTAGAACACTTCTTTATTAGCAATAATAACTCAAGCAATGAGACATACACACTAAAGTTTTACCACAAAGATGATAATATTACACATACGCTGCTAGATGGACATACAGCAACAAGCAAGGGCATGGAGTCTATCTTTACTATTGATAAACCGTTTTATATGCATGAAGGAGACAAGTTGATTGTGGCAGCAGGTACTGCTAACAAACTAATAGTATCTGTGAGTGCAGAAGAGTTTTATGACCCTAACCGATAAGGAGACAGGAGATGGCACGTGTCTCTACCCCACCCAAGAAAAAAACCCCACCGTCTAAAAAGAAAACAGAATCGTCTGGAAAAGCTAGTAGCAAGAAAAACACTAAAACGAAGAGCAAAAGTAGAGTTAATGAAGCTGGCAACTACACTAAGCCAGCCCTGAGAAAAAGATTATTTGAAAAGATTAAAGCTGGTAGCAAAGGCGGTAAGCCCGGTCAGTGGTCAGCACGTAAAGCACAGATGCTTGCGTTGGCGTATAAAAAAGCAGGTGGTGGTTATAAAACCTAATGCCTACAAAATTAAATGAAAACACAGAAGTTGCATTACCTCTTCGTAATATTATTAGTATGGTTGCTGCAGCTTCACTTGCAACATGGGCATACTTCGGTATCATAGAGCGTCTTAATCAGATTGAGACAAGCATTACTATGATGAATGCTGACCTAGCCCAAAACACAGAATTTCGTATTAAATGGCCTCGTGGTGAGATGGGTAGCTTACCAGCAGATTCTGAACAGTTTATGTTAATTGAACACATAGCCAGTGAATTAGAAAATTTAGCAACTGAGATTGAAGAGGGTCGTGCGCCATATGACCAACAACAAAAACTAACTTTGGAGTTTTACGAAAAACGTATAGCTAATCTTGAAGAGCAGATTGAAAAATTAAAAGATGCTCAGATGGAAATGACACACAGGAAAGTATCAAATGATTGAAACAGTAATGGTATTGCTCTTGTATGTGTCAGGAGATATAATAGAATACAGAGGGTATGACAATATATCAGATTGTTTGGCTACAAAACGTGAGATAGAACGAAACGTAGCTAAACATCTTAAAAGTACGAGATATGCTTGTGAGATGCGGAAAGTACAACTAGACAAAAACTCTGAAGGTAAGTACTTTGTTGTGAACATTGTGGAGTAGCAGATGTTAGCAGAGATAGCCGCAGCCAATGCTGCATTTGCAGTAATCAAATCGGCTATCCAGAACGGACGTGAGATAGCTGACGTTGCACACAAAGTAGGTGACTATGTAAATGCTACAGAAGACTTACGCAAAAAAGGCGAGAAAAGAAAAAGACGTGCCGGGGGAGCAGACTTAGAAGAGTTTATGCACCTTGAAAAACTGAAGCAGCAAGAGGAAGAACTCAAGCAGCTTATGATTTACACAGGCAGAGCAGGGCTGTGGCACGATTGGATAAGGTTTCAGGCAGAGGCACGTAAGGCTAGAATAGCTGCAGCAGAGGCCCGTAGGCGTAATATACAAAAGTGGATTGAGATAGGTATTGTATCTGTCTTGTGTATAGTAGGATTATTTGGTATAGCTGCCTTAGTTGCTTGGGCAATGTATTTGAAAGGCGCAGTGTAATGACACTCAAAGGACCACAGAAAAGTCTGAAGGCATGGACAAAGCAAAAGTGGAGTACTAAAAGTGGGAAGCCGTCTAGTAAAACTGGAGAACGGTACTTACCTGCTGCGGCTATCAAAGCGTTGTCACCGCAGGAGTATGCGGCTACCACAAGTGCTAAACGAAAAGGAACTGCTGCTGGTAAGCAATTCGTCAAGCAGCCTAAAGCGATACAAAAGAAAACTGCCAAGTTCAGAAGGGGAGTATAATGTTACAAGCACTGATAGGGCCAGCGACTGAACTGATTGGTAAGTTTGTTGAAGACAAAGACCAGAAGAATAAGCTAGCACACGAAATAGCTACCATGGCAGAACGCCATGCACAAGAGTTAGCCAAAGGGCAGTTAGCTGTAAACGCAGAAGAAGCCAAGCATAGAAATATCTTTGTAGCTGGTTGGAGACCGTTTATCGGGTGGACATGTGGGATTGCGTTAATGGCGCACTTTCTTTTATTTCCGTCAGCAGATGTGATTACAGCATACCTTGGATACCCTCCTGTAGCATACCCTGCTTTTGATATGGATAGCTTGATGACTATTCTACTTGGGATGCTAGGGCTTGGTGGAATGCGTTCATTTGAAAAGTATAAGAAGCTGACTAAATAATGGCTGATTGGTTTAACAAGTATCTGCGAATAAACATCACAGCAAAGCTGACTATGATTGCTAGTGTTGTAATGTCGTGGCGATGTGCTGAGTGGTTCATGCACCTAGAAGACCCAACAACAGCGCAGTCAGCTTTTGTGTCTGTTATAATGGGTGTTATGACAGGTATCTATGGCTTGTATCTAGGCAGAGAAGCAAAGGGCAAGTAAATGAAATATATTCGCACACACTTAATTAAACAGCTTGTTCAAAGCGAAGGTCTACGCCTTGAAGTCTATCAGGATACTTTGGGCATAGATACTATTGGCGTGGGCAGAAATTTAGAAGACCGTGGCATTACTACAGAAGAGTTAAATGTTATGGACTTCCCTAACATAGAAGCAGTGTACGAACACGGTATTACAGAAACGGATGCTGCATATCTATTAGAGAATGACGTACAGATAGTTGAGGAAGAACTGGTACGTGCGCACCCTTGCGTAGACAGCTTAGACGCTGTACGTCAACTTGTACTTGTAGACATGGCATTTAATATGGGTGTGCCACGTCTATGTAAGTTTAAAAAAATGTGGGCTGCTATCCACGAGGAAGATTTTCGCACTGCCGCAAAAGAAATGCTTGACAGCAGGTGGGCAATTCAGGTAAAATCACGTAGTCACAAGTTGGCACATGCTATGCATCACGGAGAGTTAAAGTAATGTCTATTTTTATTGAAAGAGATAAATCAGGAACACCAGTACTATATCAAGGTAAAAAGGGCGGCTCTAAACAGCGTTTGGGTAAAGCGTCTGAAGCTGACATTAGAGAATTTTTCTCTCC